CAATATGGAGTGTCTATCCACTCCATATTGAGAATGGTTCCCATTAAGCGGTGATGATACACCCGACACGCCGTGTGGTGTTGACGTGTGGTGTAATGTGTGGTACGCGGTTTGGTGCGCGTGGAAAACGTGACGCGTGGAAATAGGCACGAATATTTTCGGCTTGTTTGGTGTGTCGTGTTTTGCGTGTGGTATTATATAGGTATCGGTTTCGATGAAAGGAAAAAATAAAATGTTTAAAGTTAATGCATAATTAAAACATAAAAATACCCGGTGTGTTTTTTCACAACGGGTATTTTTTGTGTTAATATTGTGTTTTTTATTTTGGTTTTATGCGCTAATGCTGTGTGTTGTTGTGCAGTATATTTCTGTGTTGTTTGGTATTGCGGTTGTGCATGCGATGATTCCGTGGTGTGCGCTGTTGGTTGACGCGTATAGGGTGCCGTTAAAGTAGTTTGAGCTGATACAATAGTTGTTGACGGTTGATAGTCCGTAACATGTGGCTATTATTCCGGCGTATGCCGTGTGGTTGTTTACTACTTTAACTTGGCAATTGAACGTGTATATTCCGTTATTGCATATCGATTCGCTGTTTATTATTTGACCGTGGTTGTCTGTGCCGGATACGCTCGTTTTCCAGTTGTTGTGTATGCCGTTGCGGGTGAACAGTGATTCCGCGAATAGTCGTAAGAGTTGTTTTTGTCCGTTGTCGTTTGGGTGTATTGGGTCCATTGAACTACTGCTAGTTGATGCCCAGTCTTCGCGTCCGTTGAGCCATTCCCATGCGTGTTGTATTTCGTGTATGTTTGGTGTTTGCGCTATTCCTTCCTCTATTGCGTTTAGTGTCTGCGGTATGTTTGCGTGGTATCTAAACATTCCTTGTACGCCTAGAACGACGGGAGCGACATATATTTCTGCGTTTGGAAAATTAGTAAGCGCGTATTGTAGTGTTTTTTTGACTGCGTTTGTGATGGCGGTTGTTGTTTGCAGTTTGTCGTTTGCACCGCCCGCGATTATTATGTGTGTTATTTCTGTTTTGTTGTTTACTGCTTGCAATTGTGATAAAAACGTTGGTTCATTTACATAGCCCGCGTTGTTTTGTGACATGTTTTGTACGGTGTCCGCGCCTATGTATGATTTGAATTGGTTTGCCCATGCGTTTGCTAGTGTTGACGCGCCGGTGCCGTAGCTTATTGAATCGCCTATGATTGCGATATTTGTGTATGTTTTTCGTTTTAATTCTATGTTTGAATATATGTTATCTATTTTTTGTACGGTATTGTATAGGTCAGTTGCGTCGCTAACGCTGTTCGCGTGCAGTGCGTTTAGGTTTGCATTTATTGCGGTTAGGTCTGCATTTATCGTGGTTAGGCCTGCATTTATCGTGGTAACGGCTGTTTTGTTGGTTTGCGCTAAGTTCAACGCATTGTTTGCGGTTGTGTTAGTGTTGTCTATTTTGTTTTTAAGTGCGGCCGCGGTTTTGGTGTCGGTCACGCCTAACGCGGTTAGATTTTTGTTGTTGTTTTGCGCTGTTTCTAGGGCCTGAGTCGCTTTACCGCCCGCAGTGTTTGTGTTACTGTTGATTTTGTATAAATTATCATCGATAATATCCATTGACGCGTTGTATTGATCGTTGAGGTTGGCCGCGTCACTGGCTTGATATTTTTCTAGATTGAAGTTGGTTGTGTAGTCGGTCATGTTAGTTGTCCTTTCTGAGGTTCGTTGGATGATTTATTTCTTCCTGCACTTTTAATTGGTGTATAACGCGGTCGAGTGTGCGCATTGCCGCGTTGTATCCATCGCGTAGATCGGCCAGATCGCCGGTTTCGTATAGTGGTAGATGATAAAACGGTGTTTGTGATGCCATGAGTGTACGCCTTTACTCGGTTGGGGGAATTGGGTAGCCTTCTGCGGTTTTTTTGAGGGTGCTAAGGTCCGTGACGGTGAGTATTTCGGTGCCGGTGCGGTTTAATATGTGGTTGAGTGTTGTGCCAAGTGTTTGCGCGTTAGTTCCGGTCAATCCTAGCGCTTCTATGAATGCGGCTAGGCCGTCCGGTAACACGTTGTTTTTTAACGCTAAGTCTGCTTTATCGCTGGCGCTTTTTATTGCCGCGTCGATTTTATCCATTGACGAGTTGTATTGGTCAAGTAGATTTGCGGAATTTCCAGCCTCGTATTTTTCCAGTGCGTAATTCGTAGTGTTAACCATGATTCATCCTTTCATGCTAATGGTGGATATTGTTCACCGGTTGATGGGTTAGTGACACGTGGCGTGGTATCGTCGAATATGGTAAGATTGCCGATCGCGGGCGTTTCGTCCGTTCGGTGCTCGGCTAGTTTATCGGTGTTGATATCGGCTATTTGCGTGACACGCGCGCCATACACCGCTAGTTCGCGGTACAAATCACGAAGCGCGGTTTTACTATTCGTGTATTCGCCCTTTGTAACGTTCCACACTAACTGTGTGTTTCCTATGTGTTCTATCTGTTCCTGTATTTGTGCTATGGCTATCGCGTAGTCGTTTATGCGCGTTTCGATGTTTTTTATGCGCGTATCATAGTCGGCTAGCGTGTTGTTTATATCGGTGGCGATTTTGTCGAAATATGCGGTGATATGGTCGTATTCGCACGCTAGATATTTTATTATCTCTTCGGTGCTTTTGGCGTTCCAGTAGAACGCGGGTATGGCCGGCGTATATGGCCATACGCTGTACAAGGGAAGTGGGAACATGTGATACCTCCTAATAGTTGTTTATGTTCACCGTCCATAAGGGGCTAAAGCATTCCTCTAGGTGCTCCAATAGTAGCACGTCGATATCCACGTAGTCGCCTTGTCGTATCGCCTTTATCTTGTCTATGTAATTGCCGTTGACAATGGTTTCATATTGCGTATCGGTGGCATTGCTTGCGTAATCCTGACTCGGTTGCAATTGCGTGGCCGGAAAGTCCGAGAACACGGTACGCATCTTGTGCCACGTGTCGGCGTCCGCAAGGAACATGCCCGGGTTGCCGTCCGCAAGATCGTAGAGCGGTTTCAGCACCGGCATAAATTCGCTTATTAGACGCATGAGGTGTCTTCGCCATCTGCTCGGCGGCATTACGCCTAATTCACGATCATAATAACGGTTTTCTATCTTGCGACAACAACGCGCATACTGCGCGTCATTGTAGGCATCGTCGCGCCACGACCATTCCGGCTGTGTCCAGTCAACACCGCCACCGGTGAGCAGTTCACCCAACGTGATTGTAGCGATGGCGTGAAAATCGTCGCACGGTTCGCTTGGCTCGTATGCCGGTATCGTGTCATATGGTGTCATTGTCGCTCTCTTCCTGTTCTTGAAGATTCGTCATGTAATCGTAGTTCTTGCTGATATTGTCTTGATTCCACACCACCTCTATAGGCTTGTCTAGGTATTTTGCGAAACGGGTGTTGAGTACGTCACACGCGGCGCGACGTTCTTCAAGCTCGGATAAGGCGCGAAGATCGGTTGGTTCGCCGTAGTCGTTTATTTCGTCCGCTGTCTGACGTTCCATTTTCATTGGTAGATTCTTGATGCCTAACGCTTGATAGAAGGCGTTCCAAGTGTTCTGTATATCGTTCTGCAATTCCATTCCGATATATTCGGCACCGGTTTTTAACACTTGCGCCTTCATGCTATCGGTAAAACCGGGGGTTGCCATGATCGCCATTTCACCGCCCGCGATTTGCTTTATGACGTTGACACCCGCCGTTTGCTGGCCCGCGGAAACCTCAAGAATAAACGGTGTTTTTTGGTGGAAACGATTCTGACGGCGCGTCATGTATAAGTCCTCTATCTCATGCGCGAAGAATTCGAGCGTTGGCACCAATGGTGTGCGCGCCTTGTTGGCGTAGATAAACACACCGTTGGAATTGTCCACGTCGAAATGCCAACCGTTAATACCGTATGAAGTCCATTTTTTCGGTCGGTAATACACGTTGAAATTCGAGTTGACGACGGCCTGAGTAGAGAAGAACACGCCCGGCTTACTGTGTGGGTATGCGATAGTGGCATAACCGTAGTACAACAGATTGTATTCGAGAAACCACGCGTTGCACGTCTTCGGTAAGTTAAGCCATTTGAAGCGCGATAACGCGATATTGAGCATTTGCGAATACGCCGTGAAATACGCTTGCGAGTTGATCTGTTGCGACTGTTGCCACACCGGCAAACCTTTTTCGCCCAGTCCCGCACGCGTCGGGGGTTGCTTGTGGGTTCGTTTGCGTCCCATGTCTTTTCCTTTTACTGATTGAGATTAGCGGTGAGATAATCGCCGCCGATTTCGTCGGGGTCATTCCAAATTGTAACACCGTCGGTCAATCGCGCCCGCATCGCATCGAGCGCGTCGTTTCCGGCGAGATTGTTGGTCAGCCACACGTCTTCCGCTTGCCAATACGTAAAGTGATTGCAAGGTGTGAGATTCGGTTTGTTGTACAGTTTGTTGCTTGCGATTCCGTAGCGTAGCATGTAGTCACCCGCCGCCGCTATCGCGCCGTTGTCTTCGGTGACGACTTTAACTGTCAGTGTGTCAAGTCCGGCAGCCTGTTTGAAATTGTCACCGCCATACGCGCCCACCGGTTGCGCGGCGTGGTTGAGCAAGTCACGCCATGCGGCATTAGTGTTTGAACGTGTGTTCAGCATGATGCGTTTGGCGTTGTCGATCGTCTGATTGCGCGACGCCGCCGCGTTCGCGTTCGACGTGTTCGCGTTGTTGGCCGCAATACTAGTGTTCGTGGCGTTGCTCGCGTTTGTATTGTTTGTGTTAAGCGTTGTGGATTGTATGAGTTGTGTGCCCGCCATGGCGATACTGACGCTGTTCGCCTGTCCGTTGTATTTCTTCGCGGCAAACGCGGACGCGTCGTTGTACGCCTGTTTGTAACCGGCTTCCGCCGCCGTCTTGGATGCGCCGGTGGCGAAGCTTGCGCTTGATAAGCCAATGCTTCCCGCCGCGCCGAGTCCCGCCGCCACCATCGGTGCCGCCGCGCCGCCCGTCGCCGCCGTAACCGCTATGCCGGTCGCCGCCGTGCCGATCGCGCCTATCGCGGCGGTGACGGTGCCGATCGCGCTTGCCGTTACTTCTGTGTTTACCAAGTTTGTCGTTAAGTCCAATGTAGCCGTATTCATTTCATCTATTTTGTTGTTTGATGCGGTAAGTAGTAGATTCTGTTGTGTCGTGTTTGTTTTGTAGATTTCGTTAGACGCTTTGTTGGAATTGTTCGTAACGGTGGAATTGAGCGCGTTCGATAGATTCGTATTAGCGATGTTGTTCGCGTTGCTTCGCTCGGTGTTGGACAATGACACATTAGCCGAGCGTGCGCCGTTTTCATATGATATGATATCGTTTTCGCGTGCTTGTGTAATCTCTCGATTGTATGCTTCCGCGCGGTGCGCATCGATCGCGCGACGTTGCAACGCGTAAGTTGGTATGTCGTGCGATATAAGCGTTTTGAGCACGTCGGCGTTCGGTACGTTGGCGGTGACATTAGCGCCGTTGATTGCGTTAATACTAATGGGCGTATCACCGTCGGCACCGATACCGTCAAGCCATGCGATTTGACGCAATATCGGATAGCTGAGTGACGTGACCGTCTGCACCGAGAGGCGGCCGCAGTCCGCTATTTCCACACGTGTTTTATTGCCGATATTGTCGCTGACCTCCAAGTGCGCATAGGGCGCAAGATACAAGCGTGTTATCTTGGCGTATTCGGCAACGTATCCAAAATCATTGACTGTTAAATTAATATCGGTCAGTTTCGTTCGTGCGCCGCTAACCGTATGCCATTCAACACCGTTCACACCAACGGCGTTACCAAAACGCATCATATTCGCGGTGGCGACGAAAACCGCTGTAATCTGCGACATGATGTGTGGATAATACGTAAAAAGCGTGTCGAAATAATCACCCGATATCTTGGACGATTCGAGCGCGTACATGGTCACGTTGCTTACGGTGAGATTATCGAGCGAATTATATGCAGTGCCCGCGCCGGTGACGTTTGACGTGGAAACGTTTCCGGCACCCCACGCGAAACCGCGCACCGTTCCGTCATTATTGGTATATGTCGGTTCGCTGTTCGTGATGTTCGTACCGCATACACCACTCATGGCTTGCAGTTGCTCGGGCGAAAACGTCGCAGTCAAACAGATGTATCTTGCACCGTTTTGCAGATTATACGGCGTGCTTTTCCTGATATTCAATGCCGCGTTACCGTAATCGATATCGGGTAACGTAAAATCACGGCAATTCGCGCGCGGATTCGCCAAAAGCTTTGCCGGTGTCGTTTCCGTCAACGGTGCATGTCCGCGTGATAGTAGTAGTCCGTTTATCGTGGTCGTGTTTATGTAGTCCATCCATACATCGCGTTGCAGTACGAGTGTGGTGGTGTTCGGTGCTTCCGCCGTGATGCGCGTGACGAAATAGTGATAACGAGTCTGGCAATCCGTCTGTTGTAAGGGCGATCGCATGATATCCGCGCTGAAGTCCACTACAAGGTAGTTATAGCGTTGCGCGGTCATGTACGGCACGGGTATCTTCACGCCGTCTGTGTCGGCACGTGCGATATACATGCTGGTATCGAGCGTCACGGCTTCCCCGTCCAATGCGTCGAACCACGCGTCACGCGCTTCATCGTCCCTGAATTTCACCGTATCGCGACCGTCGTCGCGCCACTTCACACGGCACAGCTTGATCTTGGTGTTCGGTGTCCACATGTGATAGTCGTAGGTGTTGACGTATTGCTCGTATACGTGCGCATCGGCACCGGGGAACGGTGTCGCACCGTCCAAGTGCGGGAATTTCATTTTTATGTACCTCTTTCACATACAGAATCGGGGATACCGGTGTTTTCCGGTATCCCCGATTCTAACATGTCAAAAGACTATGCGACGGTGAACGTGCAAGTGGCCGTGTGTTCCGTGGTTTTGCCGTTAGGATTAATGTATGTCGCGGTGCCCGTCACCTTGATAACGTCACCCTTCGTAAGGCCGTCGCGCTGGACATGCAAGCGCGCCTGATCGTCCACGAAGGTATTCACGTTCAGATCGAACGCCGCGCCAGCGGTTTCGCCCACGGCGGCGTGCGTGGCCGAAACCTCATAAGTCGCGGCGTTCGGCGCAACCTCGATGGCGGTGCCCGTCGGCATGACGGTGGCGGTGAGTTTCGGCGTGAGCTGAAGCACATCGCCCGCCGCAACGGTATCGGTCGTCGGGGTCAGCGCGAAGTCCGTCACGGTCTGCGTGACGATCTTGATGGAAGTACCGGCATCGGTAGTGAACAGCGCGCACGGCGTGAAGGGAGATACGCCATAGATGCCCCAGTGGTTCAGGTACATTGTGTTGGTAAGCGTCTGCGGGTTATAGAACTGGGTGGTTCCATAAAGAGTGTCGCGCACCTGATACCAATCAGTAGACACAAGCAATGCCACCGCGCCATCGATGCCGAGACTCGGCACCTGAATAATACGATACGGCACGTCAGCTTTATCCAGCTGGAACACGGCGGACAACGCGTCAACATCGAGTGACGCAAGATATTCCGGTTCAATCAACAACACCATTTGTTGAGGATTAGCGTACGCCGGAATATCGGTCACGTTCAACGCATTGTACTGCGTTGACGGGAACTGCATACGTCCAGCGGTTGCACGCAACGCCTTAAGCAAAGTCTTGGCGGTGGTTTGATCGCTCGGCACCGCGTCAAGATGCACTTTGTAAAAGCCAAGATTCTGTTCGTAATGACGAATCAGCGCAAGCATGATGTTCATTTCATCGTAATTGTCGGAATTACGTGGCGTTTCCATAATCTGCGCGACGAAACGATTTAAGCCGAAGTCGTCCACGAACGCCTGACGCAGTTCGTCGTCAGTCCAAGAGATTGGGTACTGATCTTTACGATTCATCTCATAAAACCACACGGCGGCTTCGGGACGGTGCATCTTCAACAGAGTTTCAGCATCGTCCTTGTAGCCGTGCGCCTTAATCCACTTGACGGCAATCTCCTGAACGGTCGAACCCCAATACAAGTTTTCCTTTTTGAAAATCGACAACGGGTTTTCAAATGGTTCATTCTGCGCCATTACGGTTAGTCCGATACGATTGACCATGTTCCAAACACAGTCGTTCAAATATTGACGGTTCATTGGGTCGAACAGATATCGCGCGGTATTGGCTACGCCGGTCTGCGTAGCGCTCGGTATGCGCTGTTGGTAATCGTCGGTGCCCTTAAGGCGCACCTTATCTAAAATAGTCGCGTTGTCTACAGCCATAATAAAATTCTCCTATCTGTTTATTCAGAGCGTGTAATCAAGGTTTTCAAGATCGTTCGCGGCGGCTTCGGCTATGGCATCTGCCGCGTCGTCTTCGTGGATGGTTGCGCCGTTTTCGATCATCTGCGAAACAGAATCGGCGAACTTGTCATAGATGCCATTAATACGTTCATCAATAGCGCCGATACGTTCGGTCACATCATTGAGTTTGTCGGTTATCGACGTGAGCATGTCCCGAAGGTCATCGAACTCGCCCACACGGTGCGCTTCGTCGGGGGTGAGGTCGTCGCGTTCGGCGGTGTCCCTTTCCTCGGTGGTTTCATCGTTCATTATCATTCCTTTCATATGAAAAAAAGAGCCGTGCCGGTACGATGTACGCCGGTACGGCTCAATATTAGCATAGGTGCGACATGATTCGTGACAATGGACGGCGCGTTTACCGATCACGGCCATATCGTCGCCGGAGTCAACCGTTGGTATCAACGATAATGTTTTATCATCTTCGCCACAACACCTCGCCTTGGTATGCCACGATCATTTTACACCGAATACGCGCAACATCTCGGATATAGCGTGTTGCGTCTCGATCGTGTCGTATCGCAGATATCCAATGGCATAATATGCAGTAAGATTTTTGATAATATCCTTTGCGACGGACGCAGTGAGATAGTTCAACCGGTTATCATCCCTTGTCACGGCAAAATAAGGTACACGTGTCACCTTATCGTATGTCGTGGTGATAAAGACGTATCCACATCGTAGATCAATACTAACGCCATACTCAACGTGTAGCCATCGAATCACATATGACAATTTTGCGTGTGCGTGCGGTTTCATCAAAAAATCGGTGTCGTAGTGCTCGAACCGATTCCCAGCCGTCATATCACTATTGTGTTTCAGCATTCGCCCGGCCACGGTGTTTTTTGTTTTCTGCGCGGCATATGCGTCATCTCGCACGTAGTCGAAAAGGCATGTTTTATTATCGAGCCACTGCAAACCGAACTCAGGTTCCAAGGGCACGTCATAATGTTGAAAATACGGGTTGAAGGCGTCGCACGCATTACCCAGCAAAAAGATTCGCGGTTTGCGTAATTCGGTGTCGTCGGCGCGTTCACGCGTGACGGTATCAACAAGTTTCGCCAACTGTTCGTATTCGTTTTTTAGATATCGGTGATAGCGGTCATCGGTGTCAATAATAATTTCATCCATGCAGATATTACGTACTCGCACATAAGTACTTTTTTTCTTCTGCTGTTGCAATGACAGTGGAATAAAATAACCGCACGTACACCATTCCTTATTACCGGTTCGACGTGCTTCGGCAACCTTGTTATGTACTCTGAATTCCCATTCGGGAAAAATATTATCCTCTATTATCCGGTCGAAATAATTCGCCGCTACGTCGTTGTTTTCCTCACGGTATCTAGTGACCTCAACAAAGCAGATACCGTTTTTAATATAATCCTCCAGCATGTACCGACGCACGCCATAGGTTTTGCCAAGGCCGCGCGCCCCGATTATCAGATTAACGTCAGCATTGCGCGGCAGTATCTGTGTTCTGAGTCGATCATAATAGTAGTTCGCCATCTATGCTCACAATCCTTGGTTTCCCGTTCGTTAATGTAAGTTCACGTGGGGTCGTTTCCACGTGTCTATTATACGTGGTTTGCAGATACGTAATGTTTTCTTCGTTTGCCTGTTTATCGGACTCGCCCAACCATCGCCCCGACGGGTATAGCCCGATCGCTTCGGGCACGTCCACGTGCGCCGTCTCGCCGCGATAATCAGTGACGGTGCCTACATATCTGCCCCACGCGTACGGTCGGTTGCGTTGCAAGGTATGGCATATGGCATAGTCCACAAGCACGTCATAGCCGAGCGACATTTCGACGGCTTCGGCAAAATCATGCCCGCCCGCTATAAGGTCATGTAAAAACTCCTCAATTGTGTAAGCGCCGTCGGGGCGCGGCAACCCGGCACACGTCACATGTACGCGCCCGCCTATATCGAGACTCACGCGTGCTTTGTTCCACAGCTCCATATGCTTCGTGTATCGGGTGGTGCCGCCGCAGTCCTCCACCTCGAATTTGCCTATATGCTCCAACGTGCTCGCCATATCCGGCGCGGTGACGCGCACGCGCCGCATCGTTCTGTTAATAGCGGTTTCGATCGCGTCGTGCAACGGTTGCAGACTTTCCAGCAAATCGTCGTCGCTCACGTCCTCGTCACATCGAATCTTGAGGCTGTCCGTGTCGCCGCCGGTCACTGTTACCCTATCACCCAGCTGTGCATAGACGAGCATCATGGCGATAATAAGGTGCATACGGCTACCGGCGACAATTCGCATACCGTAGGTGTACAGCACGCGCGGTGTATGCGGTCGTTTGTCCGCGAAATTCTCGGGCGTGCATACTGTTGTTCTGTCCACTTCCAGTTCGCCGTCTCCCGTCACGCAATAATCGGCCTTCATCACGTCCTGTGCCTGTGTTCCATAGATGCCATTGAATTGCCCTTTCACGGTGGACCCGTAGTAAGATTGTAGGAATTTCATACTCAGTTCGCCTGTCTTCGCGTCGTGGGCGATTCCTTCCGGTATCGATTCGGGGATATCGTCCGCGTATGGTACGCCTTCGGTGTAGCCCTTGATAAGGTTTTTCACGTCGGTTTTTCGCGCGAAGAGCATATTGGATTGCATGGTGACGTAATCAGGTGGGATTATGGTTTTAGTGGTGCTTTCGCCGTACAGTACTTGCATTTCGTCATAGGCGTACACCTGTCCGATATTCCACAATTCAATTTCATTAACGTGTAATACGCATTCATCTGCTCTATATAGTTTGCCGAACGCGTATGTGGGGTTTACGGCGGTGTCCACATAGCCGTGCGCGCGTATGCTGTTATCCTGTGTCTTCGCTCTCTCGTTATTGCTGTAATCGGTGCCCGCGCGTAGCGTTCGCACGAATTTCGAGCGCGGGCAAATCGCTATGCCCCAAGCGTCGAAACACGTACCCTTGCGCAGTCTTATATTCGTGAAACGCACGGCGACATGAACGCCCATGTGAAACGGGTCGTCGTAATGCGTCAGCACGTCAATAAGCGACGTGTCTACAATGCTTTCACATGCTATCTGCAAGAGTCCCGGCGGTGTCGGCGCGAATTTCACCGGCAATCTACGGCCATTGATGAAAGCGTGATGCATTGAGGTCACGTCAAGCGACGCGACGTTATCCACCACTACACTCGCGGTTCGCGCAGATGTGAAGGTAAGCCCACCACGAAAACACGCCTTACGAAGCGCATACGAATCATAGTTCTTCGGAAACTCTTGTCCGCACGTCGTTTCAAAGGCGCGTTGCAATGTAAGTTTCTTACCATCGCGCAATATGACACGACGTCCACCGATCTCACGGCGCGCCATCTGACGCACAAGCGAAGTCTTGGTAAGTACCCGGCAACCGAACATATCGGCTGTAAGCCACGAATTAGCGTGCAATAGCCATTGCAGATATTGCGGTATCACCTGTACATCACGCCGCGCATAAAACAGCTCTTCGTCGGTCAAAGGCGTTTCCGGCGTGCGAGTAAGCGTATAATCCCAGTCGCCCACGGCCTTCGGTAGGCCGCATGTCTCACCCATCGCACGCAAACCGCCCATCTCCAAATAAAACGTATCCCAAAATCTGCACACGATATCTTCGTTTTCACCTGTGCATAAATCGAGCGTGTACACGGACGTTGCCGTCTGCGCGTTAACGCGCAACGTGTACGTTTGCGCCAGTTCCAGCATAAGCGTTTGCATATCAAACATGAGATTATAGGCCGCAATAATCGGTATAAAATCGTGCGCCGTGCCATACGTAATAAGATCATCAATGTACATAAGCGCTTCGCCAGTGTGCCGGTAGAAACGCACGTCGTCCGCATCGGGGTTATACTCTTCCACCGACGTATTACGCATGTCATTGAAAATGTACAATATCGGGTATGCGCGTGTTTCGGCACCCTCACCAATATTCGTAGTTTCGGTGTCGAATATCGCCGCTATCCGAAAATCTTTACGGCCTTTCATCGTACAACGTCAGGTGTTACCGCGATAAGCCAAATCGGACTACCACCCTCAACGTCCGTGTAATCCTCCAATTCTCCGATATGCATTTTCATGTTCTGCGCGTATTCCAGCGCTTTTTTATTCCGTTCCATGATGGTTTCAAAAAGCTCACTCAGCGACGTTGCCCCATACGCTTTCATGACCGCATCCAAACGCTTATCGGGCGGCACGTCGGGGCGTTGCCAAATGTTTTGTGTGTACCGCCAAAAAATCTTGACTTTCTCCCGCCCAAACTCGCCCAAGGCCGACGGCCCGCCCTTGGATGCAATGCGCATTTCCTGACGAAAGATATTTAACGCGCGTCGCTGTTCGCCGCGTTTACCGCCGCCACCTTTCACGGTCGCGGCCTGTTTGCTGAGCCGATCGGCAATCTCGTTTGCACGCGCATACGCTTCGGTGCGTTGCGCCTTGTCACGGACACGGCCGACATATGTTTTTTGTAGATCAGCTTCGAGCCGTTGCACGTATACCGTGCGTGCGCGGCGTTCGCTTTCCGGCATCCCCGCCGTAATGCTCTTGCGTATCGTGTTTATCGCGCGACGTACCCGCTTGCGCTTGGCCGTCAACACGTCCGCCATTTTCCTCGCCCTTGCCATAAAACGCACCTCCTACGATAAAAAAACAGCCCGCGCATTACACACGGGCTGATACTTCACATTATCACCTATCAGTTACAGAATCTGAAGTGACTTGATGAACTTACCGCCGCTCAATGGTGTTGACTTGACCGCCACCGGAATACCGCCATTCTCGGCGTTCATATCCGGAAACATGTCCACAATATCCAAGATACTGCGGTTAATGCCCTCGGACTGAGAGAAATAAGTGTTGCCGTCCGCCGTGAAAAGATAGACGTTCGTGCAAGGCTGTCCCGTCTGCGGTCGAACGGCGGGCGTGGTGTACACACCAACCACATCAAGCCGTTTACCTTCGCCGTAGTTGTTCAGGCTCTTGGCACTGTTGCGTGCGTTGACAATCGCGCGTTTGCCCTCAAATGTCCTGTTGTCCACGGTGCAGATGAAACGGGGGTTGTCCGCACGCACGGTTTCGGTGTTCTCGGTGTTCTCGGTGTTCTCGGTGTTCTCGGTGTTGTTGGTCATTGTGTTTTCCTTTCGTATCACTCGTTAACGGTTTCGGCTTCGGCTTCGGCTTCGGCTTCGTTGCCGGTGTCAACAAGAACGGCGTTCTCGAAGAACTGCTCTGCGTCCATCGCATACGTGTACTTGCGAACCTTGATATCGCCAACAATCATGTTGTACAAACCGCGCTTCATGAGTTCTTTGATGGCCTGTTCCACGGTGCGAACGTTGCTGTTCACGGTGACGGATTGTGCTACGCCGTCGCTGTCGTAATAGCTAATCTCGCTGACCGATAGAGTTTTCTTGATTTTCCTCATTATGGTTTCCTTTTTTGTTGTTATTTTGTCAGCTCTTTTTTTGCTGACATGAAGAGTTATAGCATAGAAAAACGGCGTGCACAATTGCGACACGCCGTTTTACAGTGACAATTTTTAATATTTAAGAATCTGTCCCGGATAAATTAGGCTCGGGTTAGCAAGTCCGTTAAGCGATGCTACACGGCTCCAATCGGCACCGAAAATCGACCACAAGGACTCACCCGCCGCAACCGTGTGAGTACGCTCAGCCGTATGCACGACAACCGCGCCACCATAACACACCGTCTCACCGGGATAAATCACACCCGGATTACCCGACGCGTACCCAGTCCACGCAGTCCACGGATTCAGCCCGGTGCGCGCCGCGATACCGCTAAGGGTGTCGCCCGAAGACACGACCACACACCGCGATGCGCCTTCAGACGGTTGCGCAGGCATAGACGCTGACGGTGCCGCGCCCACAGCATGCCCGCCGCCCTTGCGTTCACCCGTCGCATATGCGTCCCATTGCCAGCGTTCGCCACGGAAATAGTTCAAATCAAGACGACCCACGTAGCCGTTCACGTACCCGTTCGACGTATATTGTCGCATCGCTTCGCCATATAAACCGTAATTCCACGGGCGCGATTGCCACCCGGTAGCGACGTTCGACGCATACTGTGCCACCCACACGCCGCAATGCTCACGCGCATACCCGCTAAGCTGACCCAACGCACTAGCCTGAAGATAGATCACCGGCCACACACGCGTGCGCTCGTAAACACGCCTCACCCACGCGTCAATCCACGCGCCATTACCAAACTGCGGATTATCCTGAGATTCCCAGTCCAGTGCAAGCACCGCACGGCCAACATACCCCTTGACGTTGTTCACAAAAAAATCGGCTTCCGCACGCGCATCGCGCCCCATCGCATAGTGATACACGCCAATGCTCTTACCACTGGCCGACGCGCGCCCAAGCTGATAGCTCGCGGCCTGATTCACGCCATTAATCAAACACATATTATTAAAACCACCGATGCCCCACGTCACGCCCGACACCACAAAATCAGCATCAAACGCACCGGTATCAATATTGCATTGCCAATTGCTCACATCCACACCGCGCATATCCGCACTTGCCACCGGCGCAAACACCAACAACACCACGCAGACGCAAGCGATTATGTTACGCAACGTCCGTGTTATCTTCATTGCCGTTATCCTTCCTAAGCATTCCTATCAGCTCCTCAGTAAGTACATTGTTCTTCGTCATCAAATCATTAAAATCGCTGAACGTCGTGGCGATAAACCATGCCATGCCACAGCACGCGACAATTGGAAAACCAATACTCCCGACAACGGTTACAATCGAACTAATATCCATCAAAAAAACACCTCACAAATAAAAAGTCGTGACACATCGAATGACATGTCACGACTCAATATATCACAATCACGTAGCCTATCCGGGAATTGAACCCGGCACGCACATTTTATAAGAATGCCGCTCTAACCAACTGAGCTAATAGGCCATTTATTCACATCCCTCCCACAATCCCCGCCGCATCAAATCAACCATATCACGACAATACGCAAACACATAATCCGACACATACGAATCACATTTAAACCGCTTCACACTAATAACGGCCTTAACACGCCGATCACCACGAACCCTATAACCCTTGACGAAATCACAAGTATTACGATTGCAAAACATGTTCAAATTCCCCCTTTTTTCTCAATCACCGAGTAATAAGATAGCCTAAACAGACTGCACCCGGAACGTGAAACACGCCATCGTCAAGTACATCCCTAAGCCCGTATACATCAATGCAATCAACAAACCGAATTTGTATCAAGCAATCGGACGCAATATCAACAAAATACACAAGCACATCATAAATACTATTCACGTTAAAATCAATTGAATTAGACAATGCTTCAAGATTCATGAAACTCATTTTAATCACTCCTATTTTCAATATCGAAACCGATACCTATATAATACCACACGCAAAACACGACACACCAAACAAGCCGAAAATATTCGTGCCTATTTCCACGCGTCACGTTTTCCACGCGCACCAAACCGCGTACCACACATTACACCACACGTCAACACCACACGGCGTGTCGGGTGTATCATCACCGCTTAATGGGAACCATTCTCAATATGGAGTGGATAGACACTCCATATTG